ATGGCAAAGGAATGCTGGCGATCCCTGAAGGACGTAAAGACCCCTAAAGAAATTAGTGGCTTAGGTTGTCCACCCTGTGCCAGCGTCCCTATTGAAAACATTGGGGAAAATTTCGAGAAGCCCACCCCCAATAACCCGGAAGGCGGAGCGAAAGTCGCCTGCCCAGCAGCTTTAGAAGATGCGCCGGTCTCCAAACGCAAGAACGCAATGTCCTTGTATGCCAAGGACGGACACAAGCGGATCGCCAAGGCCGTTGGGTATGCCCTCACTCTAGGCACCTCTGCCGCATGGCATGGCCTAACCTTCCTGTTGGTTGCTCGCCTCAATGAAGCTGAGCGCGCAGGCTTGGCCTATGCAGCCCTGCGCAGCCTAAACAAGGACAACGCTCATTCTGTGGCGTCTCTCGCCATCTTTGGGGCCACCAAAGGGGAGGTCGCACGATGATAGGAACACGCCCGATTGAAGAGCTGCTATTCCATATGAAGACCATCGCAAGGCAGGCCTCCAGCGAATGGGAAGCCAACTTTGCACGCTCTGTCCTGAGACAGGCCAAGAAACCCACCTGGAACCCTTCAGAGAAGCAGCTTTGGACCATGCAACGCATGGTGTCCGATCTGTTCTCGCTAAACGGCGTCAACGCTGATGCTGACATTGATCTGATCGACACAGGAGACCGGCACGACGCAGCCTAACCGCGTCCGTATCAAGTGTGCGGACGACTGGAGGCGCTTGATATGTATTCCCCGTTACCTTGAGTGGGTCGTAACGGAAGGGCAGCCCTGAAGCTCAATGCCCGAGACCCTGCCGCCCGCCTAGGCGGTAAAGATGTGAGCGAACTGTGACGAAGGCCTTTGCGATCACAGTGCCCGAAACGATGGCCCGGCTCCGTTGAGCAGGACTTCACGAGAGGGATAGGGACGGGTTGGGGCAATGCCCCGGCCTTAGTCGCCCTATGCCCTCAACTCCAGCCCTCACCATTGAGCAGGGGGTAAGACAGACAGGCAAGAGAGTAGAACGATGTGCGACGAAACAGAGAACTGGAAGAAGCTGAGTGAAATCGTCAAGGCAATGCAGGGAGCGCGCGAGAATGAATAAGTGGCCCTACATTACCAGCAAATGGAAACGCCTGCGTCTTGCCAAGCTGAGTGAAAGTCCAGTTTGCTTTGCCTGCGAAAAGCGCGGTTTGACCGAGCTGGCGACAACGGTTGATCACATCAAGCCAATCAGCCAGGGCGGTGATCCGTTTCCTTCGCTTGGTGGCCTTCTTTCTCTCTGTGCCCGATGCCACAACGAAAAAACCTCTGGTTTTGATCGTACCTTTGGCAATGCAACGGGTCGTCGCTTCAAGGGTTGCGATGCCAACGGTAACCCGATTGACCCCGCCGATGGGTGGTGGGGGCACCCTTGATCACGAGAGATGATTTCGCCCCTAACCGATGGATAACCCGCGTAAATACTTAATAAGGAACAGTAATATGGGACAGAGAGGCAAAGGCGCAAAACCGAAACTAGCTGTGGTCGCGGATAGCCCCCAAGGTAGCTTTGGCTTTGCCCAAAGTGAAGTTTCCGCGCTGCGCAGCACTTTGCCATGGGAGGTACCGGGGTTGAGCCGTGTGGAGCGTGTCGTCGCCTTCCTTGAGGATCTGCCGATTACCCAAGGTTCTCTGGCCGGAACAAAATTGCAGATCCGCGATTGGCAGCGCGATTTTCTGGAAGCCATCTATGCAGAAGATGACACCGGACGCCGCCCGGTTCGTACCGCTGTTATGTCGATGGCGCGCAAGAACGGCAAAACGCAGCTGGTCGCCGGTCTGGGTCTCTGCCACCTTCTAGGCCCTGAAGCCGAAGGGCGGGGCGAGGTCTACGCTGCGGCGAATGACAAGGCACAGGCGGGCAAGACATTTTCAGAAATGGTCGCGATCCTAGATGAACACCCCGAACTGGACGCCCGCGTCAACGTGATCAAATTCAGCAAACGGATTGAGGTTCTGAGCGGTCATGGCAAAGGGTCAATCTTCCAGGCCCTCTCTGCCGACGCCAGCACCAAACAGGGGCTTTCCCCCAGCTTCACCATTTATGACGAACTCGGCACCGCCCCCAAGCGCGACCTATACGAGGCGCTGGACACGGCCATGGGTGCGCGTGACAACCCGTTGCTATGCGTGATCAGCACCCAGGCGGCAAGCGACCATGCCGTCCTGTCTGAGCTGGTGGATTACGGTAAAAAGGTGAACGCGGGTGAGGTGATCGACCCCAGCTTTCACCTGACATTCTATGGTGCGGATGAAGATGACGACCCATGGGCAGAGGAAACGTGGCACAAGGCCAACCCTGCGCTTGGTGATTTTCGCTCTCTGGATGACGTGCGGCGACAGGCGGCCCAGGCGAAACGAATGCCCGCAGCCGAACAAGGCTTCCGCAACCTGATCCTGAATCAGCGTGTTGATGCGCATGTGCGGTTTCTGGCCAAGGCCGAATGGGACGCCAACGGTGGTGCAGTGGACTTTGCAGCACTGGAGGGGCGAGAATGCTGGGGTGGGCTGGATCTGTCGCAATCCCGCGACCTGACCGCTTTTGTGCTGGTGTTCCCTGATGGGGCTGGCGGCTTTGATTTGCTGCCCCGGTTCTTCCTGCCAGAGCAGAACATCCGCGAGAAATCAGAACTCGACCGGGTGCCTTATGATTTGTGGGCGCGCCAAGGCTTCCTTACCCTTATTCCCGGTGCGGTGGTCGATCCGTCTTTTGTGGCCGAAGCGATTGCCGAATATTGCAGCACCTATGATGTGCAGCGTATCGCTTATGACCGCTGGCGGATCGAGGATCTGAAACGAGAGCTGGACCGGATCGGCGCGGAACCACCACTGGAGCCATTTGGCCAGGGGTTCCGCGATATGGCACCGGCCTTGGACAAGATGGAACGGCTGGTAGCAGAGGCGCGGTTACGGCATGCAAACAACCCGGTTCTGACCTTCTGCGCGTCAAATGCTGTTGTTGAGATGGACCCGGCGGGCAATCGCAAGTTGGCTAAGAACAAGTCCAGCGGTCGGATTGACGGAATGGTGGCACTGGCTATGGCACTGGCAGCGGTGGACCGGGAAGGCGAAGACGCCTTGCCCGCTTGTTTGGCCGAGTTGCTGTAACTTTGTTCGGACCCATCAGATCAATTGTCGACGCGCGTAGAGCTTTTTCCAAAGTAAAAACCTAAGATCAAAAGAAACCCACTCGAAATAAATTCAGGGACAGATCCCACGTCATCGCCGAAGATCTCGGCCATGAACCATACGCCAATGAAAAGGGTGACACAGAGCGCAATAATCGAAGTTATGAACTGAGGGCGAGAGAAATAACCAAGCCATCCAAGATCATGAGTCGCCCCTACAATAGCAAGAAGTTCCCAGTCGTGCCCATAAACTTCTATGTTACGCCCGTGCACGTAAACTCGGTTAAGGTAATTATTGGTTTCATCGCCTTCACCACCCGGCAGATCGAAAGAAACGGTGTAAAGTGCCCCATTCAGGAATTTTGATTGCACCGAGACAATCTTCACATTCTCAGCTTTTGGTGATCGAATGGAAACCTTTTCAATGATACGCCTTTCGATATCATTTTGAATTTTTTCAAGTTTTGACAATTTTCAACCTTACCCCGGCACCGCCGCCGTTTTCTGGAATAAACTCCACACCAGAAATCTCCAGTGCTTCGCGAATTGCTTCTATCGTTGATTTTTTGAGATCTTCACCTCTCTCCAAACGGGAAATAGTGTTTGGGGATACGTTTGCTTTCTCGGCAAGTTCTCTAACGCCCAAGCCGGTTGCAACCCTAGCCATTTTGCATTGAGTAGCGTTCATAATAGTAGCCCTGTTACTTTTTTATTGACGCACTATGTACGTAATGATAGCTCGGTTACCATTATACAGCCAGTCGGAGAACCGAACAATGCCCAAAGAACGCGTTTGCGCGAACAGTGAAACTGTGTCCGCCGATATCCAACCTATCTCTGAACACGAAAACAAGAGCGTAAACGGAAAAGCCCTTTGTGCTGACATTGTTCTTGCGGAGGAAATGGAAAGGGTCAGCGAGCTACGTGACCGGCAAGCGCAGTTTCTTGCGACTCTACCGGTGGAACCACAAGACGCCATCGACGCCTCATTTCAGATCCTGAACCCTGGAATGGATGACTACATTGAAGGATTTGAAGAAGCGCTGCACCTGTCCCACGCCTTGGCTGCACTTATTGAGAAAGGTGATCTTGAACATGACACCCGCGAACAAGATGCGGCGGTATTCGTCTCGCAGCAGATCGCACGATATCTGGGGCAAACCCGTACCCGCCTCGATCGCCTCGGCTACATTCTACGCAATCCTAGACGTGTCGAACGTGAGGAGCGGCAGTCCAGCTAAGTTTAGTGAGTATTGAACACTAAACTTGACGGCCTCTTTAGTGAGTGATACGCAGTAAAAATGAAAGCAGGACCATTCATAGCCACAATCGCAGAGTTCTACGGCGTTGATGAAAAGACCGTGCGTCTTATCGCGCGCCTTCTCAGGGAAGCGGGTCACCTCACCCAGGGTCCACGTGGCCGTGGGGCACCTCATATGACCCCGAAAGACGCAGCAACTCTGACCCTCGCGTTGTTGGCAACGCAGTCACCTGCTCAAAGCGTAGAGGCATTCGAGTACAATAAGGACCTTATACCCGACAGGAGTACGCAGAATTTCCCTTCTGAAGATCTTAATAGTATGAATTTGCTTAATTTTTTGACCTTTCTTTTCGAAATGGATGGATCTATCCCTGACGCTGCAAAGCTCTCAATATTCAGTCATCTGAGCAACGCAGCGTGGGAAGTTCCGGGTCACAAAATGGTCGTTTATGTCCCGACCGATATCCGAAATGCAGATGGCTCAGATAACCCTTTGTCGAAGGTGTATCAGCACATACCCGGCATAAGGCAGGATCGCTCTCTGACCGGCTACTATATGAACGAAATCAAGGAGAGAGCTTTCCCTGTAACCGAATAGCAAAACCGGCCAGCGCAGTTCCCGTCTGCAAACTAGATCCGCGCTGGCCTTCACCTTAACACCTCGCGAAAGGAGCCAAGATGGCCTCTCATAACCTGCGTGACCTGCAAGAGTCACGTGGCAATAAACTTGCCGAAATGCGTTCGATCATTGATCGGGCTGAAACTGAAACCCGTGAACTGTCCGGTGAAGAGCGCAAGCGCACTGATGATCTCACCAAAGAAATCGACAGTCTGAACACGCGGCTGACGGACGCGCAGAAGCTGGCAGAGTTCGAACGGCTTGAAGAGCGCAGCACCCCTTTGGGCGAAAATCGGGAGATGAACCGGTCTCTTGAAGGGTATTCGGTCCGCAAGGCGTTGACCGAAGCCCGCAATGGTCACCTGTCTGGTGTCGAAGCAGAATGGCATCAGGAACTGGCCAAAGACCGCGCCGAAGTGCGCGGTGTGATGGTGCCAACAGAGATCATTCTGGGCGGTGAAACCCGCGCACTGACCACGGATGGCTCATCGGGTAACCTGATCAAGACTGATCTGGCCACGATGACCGATCGCCGCCGCGCTGCGCTCAAGCTGGAAAGCATGGGCGCAACTGTTTTGCGTGGCCTTTCTGGCAATCTGGAACTGCCGCGTTTGGTTGGGTCCGGCACAGCTGGCTGGGTTTCGGAACATACCAACGCTAACCGCTCTGACGCCAGCTTTGCCAAGAAAGAAATGGGACCAAAGACAGTTACTGCCGAATATGAACTGTCGCGCCGGATGTTGTTGCAGTCGAACCAGGCACTGGAACCGATCCTGCGCGCCGATCTGGCCTATCTTCTGGCGCAGGCGCTGGATAGTGCCGGCATCAAAGGTGGTGGGGCAGATCAGCCCACCGGCATTTTGGCAGATGGGGGTGTTGCCGCGGTAACAGGTGGGCAATTCAGCTCTGACATCGCGGCTGATTTGATCGCCGCCTTGGAAACCGACAACGTGACCGGTTCGACCGGTTTCCTGACCAACAAATCGGTCATGAACACCGCCCGCAAGGTCAAAGACAATGATGGCCGTAAGATTCCTCTGGCAGAGTTGTTCCACAACGAACGCGTTGAAAGCTCAACACAGGTGCCCGGTGATATCGGCGCTGGCGGCGACAAAAACGCGCTGATCTATGGCGAGTGGGCCAGCCTTTACATCGGCTACTGGTCGGGTGTTGACCTGCTGGTAAACCCATATCACTCCGACGTTGCCAGCAAAGGCGGCGCGCTCCTTCATGCCTTTCTTGATGCTGACGTGGTGGTCCGCCATCCCGAAGGCTTTCGATACGCGGAGATCGACTGATGATCACGCTGGAGGAAGCCAAAGCCCATTGCCGGGTTACGCCGGAAGAAACCGAATTTGACGGTGAAATTCAAATAGCATTGGATGCTGCGGTTGATCACCTGAGGTCGATCAACGTTGACGTTGCTGCTGATCCGTTTCCTCCAGCGTTGAAACAAGCGGTTCTCATGCTGGTTGCCCATTTCTTTGAAAATAAGGAAGCGGTCACCCCTGAGAAAGTTTGGTTCACCCCAATCGGGGTGGACCGCCTTGTCGCTCCCTATCGAGGAGTGAGCCTGTGATTGAAAAACGATTTCAGACAACAGAGCTGCGCGCCAAGGGTCGGCGTTTAGAGGGTTATGCTGCCCTTTTTGGTACGGAAGCTCGCATCGGTGGCGGCATGGTCGAAACCATCGCCGCTGGAGCCTTTTCCCAAACTCTGGAAGAGCGGGCTGACATTCTGGCGCTGGTAGATCACGACCCGCACCGCGTTCTGGCGCGCACCCGCTCTGGCACCCTCCGCCTGTCTCAGGACGCGCGCGGGCTGGCCTTTGATTTGGACGTGCCTGATACACAGGCGGGCCGTGATGTGCTGGCACTGGCCGAGCGGAACGATTTGGGCGGCATGTCCTTTGGTTTCTCTGCGCGGGATGAATATTTGGACGGAAGCCAGCGCGAACTCCGTGCTGTTGATCTATTTGAAATCAGCGTTGTTTCCGCCTTTCCGGCCTATGAGGGCACCGTGATAAATGCGCGGTCGAAGGCGGGTTCCTTCCTCTTTCGTGATGCGGTTGCGCGCCGGTTGCGGGTTCTGGAGTTGCAAAAATGAGCTTCCTTTCCCGTATCCTTGGTCGTGAAAAACGCGAAACCATTGCCACCTCTGACCCCAGCTTGGCTGAGTTTCTGGGGCATCGTGCCAATGGCACCGGAATTGTTGATCCGAACCGGGCCTCTGGTCTGGCGGTAGCGCAGGCATGTATTTCCGTTATCAGTCAGAACTTGGCAGCCATGCCGATGCACCTTTATCAGCGCAGTGCAAACGGCGGGCGTGATCGGGCAGCTAACCATCCTTTGCACAGTGTTTTGCATGACCGTTTCAACGATCAAATGACGGCTTTTGAAGGGCGGGAGTTTCTGGTGGTCTCACTGCTGACCAACGGCAACGCTTTTGCCCGGATCGCGACGAATGCCCGTGGCCAAGTGATCGCCCTCTATCCGTTACATCCCTCCAATGTCGCTGTTGAGCGGCTGGAGAATGGCCGCCTGCGCTACCGTATGAGCAATGATCAGGGCCACTCGAAAATCCTTCTACAAGACGAAATCCTCCACCTGCGCTACCGCCTCGGCAAAGACGGTGCCATGGGCGTATCGCCTATCCAGCTTGCGCGCGAAACCTTCTCGCTGGCGTTGACGCAACAGGACCAAGCCACCCGGCAGGCCAGCCGTGCATTCCGGGCCGAAGGAGCGTTGGTTTTTCCTCAGTCAATCGGGGGCGATAAAAAGGCTGATGCATTGCAGATCCTGCGCGACCGTGTGGAAGGTCAAGTCGAAACCTCCGGCATTTTGGTTCTGGATGGCGGGGTGGATTGGAAAAGCCTGTCTATCACGGCAAAGGACGCTGAGTTTCTAGACAGCCGCAAACTGTCTAATATGGACGTGGCCCGCACTTTCAGTGTGCCGCCGACTGTTGTCGGCATCACTGACAACGCGACCTATTCGAACGTTGATGGCGAGAGCCGCGCCCTCGTTGTGCGTTGCCTTGCCCCAATGGCGCGTCGCATCGAACAGGCCATGAATGCAGCTTTGCTGACCGTTGAAGGCCGTAAACGGTTCTTTGTCGAACACGATCTGGCAGGCCTCATGCGTGGCGATATCAAGGCCCGCTACGAAGCATATCGCATTGGCCGAGAATGGGGTTGGCTTAGCCCCAATGAGATTCGCGCATGGGAAAACATGAGCGAGATCGAGGGAGGCAATGAGTATCTGTCGCCGTTGAACATGACTGTGCTGGGTGAGCGGGAGGTTGAAAATAATGGCGAATAGACCTGCAAAAGTTACTGAGACCGAAGTCACCCGTGCCATCAAAGGCGTGGCAAAAGCGGGAATTGAGATTGGCGAGGTTCGGGTGAATGCTGTGACCGGAGAGGTTACCATTTTCTCGAAAGATGCTGCTCGCAATACACACGGAAAACAGGGGGCAGCGTATCTCGACGAGATGCTGGGCATCCAATGAGAGGTCGCAGAAACCCATTTCCGGGCGTTGGAAACCAGCCTAGCGTTGACCGTCATGGCAAGAAACGCTGGCGCCTGCGTAAGACCATAAAAGGGCGTAAGGTAGATACCTATCTGCCGGGGGCCTATGGTTCTGTCGAATTTCGGCTGGCCTATGATGCAGCGGTAAATCCTGTATCCGACGTTCCGAAAACCAGAGGTGCAGAGGGCACGATTGACTATGTGGTCTCGCATTATCGCGGGAACCAGAAGTTTACGGTGTTAGCTCCCTCTACAAGATATGGCAAAGGCAAGCGCTTAGATTGGATTTGCCAACTCATCGGGCCTGCGCGTCTGGCTGACCTGGAAACACGCCATATCGAAAACCTGATGGACCGAAAGGGCGGCCCGGACGCTGCAAATCGTTTGTTGAAAGAGCTATCTGAGCTTTTCGAATATGCTCGTAAACGTCTGGGGATGAACATTCGAAACCCCACGGTGTCTGTAGACCGGCGAAAGACACGCAATGGCGGGTATCACACGTGGACGGTCGCAGAGGTGAAGAAATTCCGCGATCATCATCCTAGTGGCACTATGGCGCGCTTAGCGTTGGAGTTGATGCTAGCGACAGGCGCAGCTCGGCAAGATGCTTGCGGAATGGGGCGACACAACATCAAAGGTGATGTGATCTACTATCGCCGGGGCAAAACAGGTCAAGATACCGAAATGCCCTTGGCGTATATGCCAAATCTCGTTGCTGAGATCGTCCAGCTTCCACCTGATGCAAGCGTTTTTCTCACACATAGCAACGGCAAAACCTACACTGTTGAGAGCTTTGGAAACTGGTTCCGCGATCAATGCGTTGCGGCCGGTTTGCCAGATAACTGCCGTGCCCACGGGCTGCGCAAACATGGCGCTACTGAGTTGGCGGAGGCCGGTGCCAATGAGTTCCAGATCATGGCCTTTCTCGCTCACAAGAGCACTCATGAGGCACTGCGCTATGTTCGTGCGGCTCAGAGAAAGAAGTTAGCGTCCGACGCACTGGCCCTTGCACGTACTGAAAATGTGTCCAACCTTTCCGAATGGTTGGGCAAATCAACTGCTCAAGATGCTGAAAACAAGGTGAAATAA